TACGTTTATTACTCATTAAATTAGTGGCTTTGGCTAAATTCGTCATAAATGTAGTAGATTTTTTAACTGCTTCATGATTACCACTATATATAATAGTAGGTATTGTACAATGACTTATTAGATCAAAATAAACTTCTAATTCTTCCATATTAGGCAATTTATCAAATACATCTCCGCCTATAATAAATAAATCTGCTTTAACTTGTTGTTCAAGCAATGCTTTCCATAACAAATTATATCTATTTTTAGCCCATTCTACAGGAACATTTTTTTGACCTAATTTTATATGTATATCAGCCGTAAAAAGTATTTTCATTATTTTTCCTGTGATGAAAAAGCCCAGTAACTTTCATTACTGGGCCACTATTTAACCTAATTCTTTAACAGCTTCTTGTTCGCTATCACTACCACTATCATCATTACCCTGCTCGGCAATTTTATCTAGTAGAGCTTTAACTTCTTCTGCTGTTGGTCTAGGAAATTTTTCATCAATACTTTGTGCAGAATCAGCTAATTTTCGTTCTTCGGCACTAAGTGGTCGTGGTTTGCAGCGCAGAACTTGTAGTGTATATTCAACATTAAATGGAAGTGGGCCAGTTTTTACACGTTTAAATACTACATCCCAACCTGTATCATAGTCCGTAGGATCATTTAAATCTTCTGCAGCTGTAACTATTTGTTCAAATAGTTTCTTTTTAAGATTTAAGGCTTTAACTTTTCCATCCTTAGGATCTAGACAATTAATAGAATAACTCCAAGTGCAACGTAAATCCGGATAATAGTCTGGTACATAATCCTTTTCTAGATTATCAAATTTTTCCTTATCTCTACTAAATGCCAAACACTCAACCGGAATATCTTTATTGTTAGTACCTTTTAACCAGTAAATATATCTAGGAAGAACTCCGCCAATTAATCTAACTATATTTTCGCCATCTTTATATTCATAGGTTTCTACTTTACTTGATAATGCTTTACCTTTTGTTTGTTTAAAACTAAGTGCCATTTATTCCTCGTATTTGAAGTATATTTTATTGTTTTCTGTTATTAATAGCGGATTGTATTTTATTGCTTCTAAGTTTAGATCTGGAAAATAAGTTAAATCTAAATGTTTGTATCCTAAATCTTTATATTGCTGATAACTTCTTCGACCCGCTAATTGTATATACTGTGCTTTAAATAGTATATCTACATTATGATCAAAGAATAGTTGCCCAGGATTTATTAAAAAACTACTTCCTGCTAATTTATATTTAAATCCTTTATAGTAATCTTCTAATAATTCTACTAATTGTACTTGGCTAGCATTAGCCATAGACTCTAATTTTGATAGGTTAAATGTAAAAACAGTTCTTTGATTCATAATATATTATACCATAAGTAGTTCAATACAACAAGTTAAAATTTCTATACCAATTGTATTTCCCAGCCTTTTTTCATATATAATCCTAGCCTATCATTATTTTGTTTTTTATCCGCCCAACCACTAAATTGAATATCAACTACTATAGGCTGTGGTTTGTTAGGATAAGGACGCATAATTCTACCTACAATTTGTTCTAATAAACTATCATTACTCATTGGTACTGCTAGGATAACGCAACTAAGTGCGTTAATTGAGATTCCCTCGCTAAAGATTTGTCTACTACCAGCAATGCACATCTTTTCTCTGTTAAGTATTTGTTCTTTAGCATATTGTCTTTCTTCATAGCTGGTGTCGCCAGTAACCAACAAACACGTTTCTCCAACATAATTTTTTACTGCCTCTAAAAATTCTACGCGATCTGCTACTATCAAAACACTATGATTTTTATCAATATGATAATTGGCAAGACCACTAATAAACTTTCTATAATAGTCATTTTGTGTTAATTCATTTATTTTTTCTACCCAGGTTACGCCTGTTTTTAGTGTTAAATTACTTTTTACTAGATGTACAATTGGATTTATTGTATTAGATTGTTTTGGACGAAATACTGTACTGCCAAAATAATCACTAAAAAATACATGTTTACCATCTTTACGCTCCATAGTACCACTAAGTGCTAGTCTATAACGAGCATAAAAACTATCTATAGTTTTACTAAAAGTAGTAGCAGGACAATGATGTGCTTCATCTAATATAACTGTACCAAATTCTTTATTGATCCTGTCTAAATACTTAACAATACTTTGTACATTACCAATTACTATAAAGCGATCTTCTATATCATATAATCCACTGCCTATAATACCTGGATCTGTACCAAATAGAGTTCTAACTTCATCACACCATTGATCACGTAATGCAGTAGTATGTGTTACTACTAATGTTTTTTGACCCCATTTATGGGCAATATGTAGTGCAGAATAAGTCTTTCCCCAGCCTACTAGTGCATTAATAAAACAAGTATCATTGGCACTATTATAAACTTCTAACTGATCTTCTCGTAGTGGATATTTAGTCTGTGGAAATGGTACAGGATTAGTTACACGTTTGTCTACTAGTTCATATCCATCTGGTATTAAATCTATTCTACCTTGAGGAATACTAAGTATACCTTTTGGTAAGATTTTATAATTTTTAATAGTTTCTATTACACTAAAATTTTTACTGCCGGTATTTTTTTTAAACTTATAAGTAAGACTATCCATTATAAATTTACTATTTAATCTACCAGGATCATCCATATAAATCCTGTTAGTTATAATAGCTTTCATACTAGTCTCCAAGTTGTTTGAATAGGCTCGCTGTAATAACCATATAATAGATTACATCTATTATAGTGTAATATGCCTGCATATAATTCATGGTCTTTAGGAACTTGTAGGCTTTTAAATCTTTCAACAAGACCCTTAACCTCTAAAACACAGCCTATCCCACTTGCAGGCAAAATTT